TTAAATCTAACAAAAGCAAAAAAGATATATGCCAATACCTCAAGTTAAAAGTGGTGAAAAGCAATCCGAATATATCCAACGCTGCTTGGAGGATATCGGAAGCGAGTACCCAGACAAAGACCAAGCAATAGCAGTTTGCTACACACAATATAGAGAGGGCAAGTAGCCCTCTTTTTTTTATTTATTTTTTATTGGAGTGTTGATAATCCGAAAAGTTGTATTATATTTGGAGAACATTTAATACCAATCAGAATGAAACTACTACTTAAAAACATCACTTACTTCTGCGCTCTTGCGCTGACGTTTTGGGCATACCTATGGACTCTTCAACTTCTTGGGATATGATATTCACATACAACGACCTAAAGTTTTGGCTTGAAGATGCCGACCTACTACCACAGTCTTACTGGGATGCCCTTGAGGACTACAACCCCGATGACAAGAACTCCGATGAGATTCTTGCCAAGTGGCTCGGCTTTGCCCACGTTGCTGACTTCTACGAGTACGAGATGCAAATCACATACATAGAGGAGTCATACAACGAGGATGGCTATACCAACACCACCGCCTACCCCACGACATCCATTTACAGGAATATACCAAACCTTGACAATGACATCTACATCAAGTGGATGAATTGGGCAACTCAAGTAGCATCAGAAGAATGAAACAAGAAATAATATACATAGAACCTGCGCACCTATTCTCACACGGGTACGACCCAAACCACCTTGCGGTGCTAATTCACTTTGATGGGTTTAGGCAAGGCGCTGATGCGGTTGAGGAATTTATGATAGACTTCCCCATGGGCGAAGACTTTTATGATGCAATGAAATACTATTGCAATAAGTACGAAGAATATATGATTAAAAAATTTGCTGAGAAATGAAATACCAAACTATATCCCAACTACTCCGAGAGCTGAAGTCGGCAGACATATCCGAATCAATCTTAAAAGACATAGAGACCATTGAGCAGCTACACTTGCGCTTTGCCTACCACGATGCCCTGCTTCGTGTGCCTTTTGAGCAATGGTACGAAGCAACATTCAAAACAGAAACAAAATGAAAATTATAGAACTACTTGACGGCAGCACTTGGGATATGGAAACAATCCTTGAGAAGATGCACGATGATGACTTTTACTACGGAGTGTTGGGCAAGAACGCCCTGTCCTCCTCTGCTTGTAAGCTGCTGCTCACATCACCCAAGACCTACCACTACGTTACAAAATATGGCAGCGAGGACTCCGATGCGTTTGCGGTAGGCAGACTCGTTCACCTTATGGCTCTTGAGCCTCACAAGGTAGCAGACTACGAGGTCATTGAGGTGCAAAGCAAGAACGCAAAGGCGTGGCAGGATGCAAAGGGCAAGCGTAACCTTTGTACCCGTAAGGAGTACAACGAGGCGCAACGTATCTCTGATGCGCTCCTGCGTAACGAGAACGTGCTTGGGCTTATCACAGGCTGCGAGTTTGAAGTGCCCAAGATTGGTATGATTGGCGGCTTACCCTTTAGGGCAAAGGCTGACATCTATGCTGATGGATTCTTGGCTGACTTAAAAACAACAACCGACCTCCGAGCATTCCCCTACTCTGCAAAGAAGTACGGCTACGATGTGCAGGCGTTCATCTACACCCGATTGTTCGGAGTGCCGATAGACAAGTTTTACTTTATCGCTATTGACAAGGCAAGCCTTGACATAGGCATCTACTCTGTAAGCCCCGAGTTTGTGGCAGAGGGAGAGCGCAAGACTTTAGAGGCTATTGAAATGTACAAGCAGTTCTTTATCTTGGGTGAGGACTTGGACTCGTACACAATAGTAGGAACTTTATGACCGATATAACTAAATGCACAGGAGAGGGCTGCGCCCTTAAAGAAACCTGCTACCGCTACACCGCCCCAACGGGAATGTATCAATCGTTTTTCTTTGGAGTACCAATCAAGAACGGCAAGTGTGAAATGTATTGGGGCGAAGCCTCACAATCAACATACGAGCAATTAAAAGAAACCTTTAACACCAAAGAGTAATGCGAGACCAATTTATGAGGATAGCGATGGCGCAGCTCCGCAGAACCTACCCCTTCAAGCCCCAACGCAGAGCAGTAGCTGCTCGGATGTGGGTAAAGTATTTAGACCGCAAAGCGATGTCGCAATGGTTCAAAGACCAAGAGGCTAATTTATGATTAGACCCTTTGTGCTTGCCTTCCACAAGCAGAACTCGGGTGTATCACACCACAGGACATTTGCACCCTTGATATGCCACAAGGATGCCGATGTCTTTTTTATTGAGAAGATAACGGACATTGACCCCGAGATGTGGCCTAAAGTCACTCACATCTTTGCAAGCCGTGCATTCCCTGTTGAGCCGTTTGATGACTTTGTAAAGCTCTGCCGTAAGGAAGGCATCAAGCTAATCGTTGATAACGATGATTGGTGGGTGCTGCCTCCTACGCATCCCCTGCAAGGCTTGTACGTTGAGCAGATGAGAACTCGTATCGTGCGCTCTATGAAAGCAGCAGATGAGGTATGGGTGACCAACAAGCACCTTGCCTCAAAGGTCAAGAAGTACAATACCAACATCCGAATCATCCCCAATGCAATCAGCGTAGCAACGTGGCAGGTAGAGAGAAAGCCAAGCGAAGAAGTGCGCTTTGGGTATATCGGAGGCAATCACCACGCAGCAGACGTAAAGGATTCCACAATCAACCTTGAAGGCTATCAAGGGTATGTGGCAGAGGTAGATGGCTACCCCGATATTATGAAGGCAAGCCATAGGCTGCCCACTATGCCACCAACACACTACTATAAACTCTATGAGTTCTTTGATGTCAGCCTCGTACCGCTTACGACATCTGAGTTTGCCAAGTGCAAGTCGCACCTAAAGATGTTGGAGGCAGGCTTTAGCAAATGCGCCTTGATAGTGAGCAACACGCAACCCTATTCACCCTACATCACAAAGGACAACTGCATTGCTATCAAACACCCAAGCGAATGGGCAGCAGCAATCAAGAGGCTCAAAGAAAACCCCAACCAAGTGGCTGACCTAACGGAATCGTTATACGAGTTTGTGCAGGACTTCACAATGGAGAAAATAAACGAACTCCGATGCTTTACATAGTCACTCCCTGCTCACGCCCTCATAACCTCGTAAGGCTAAAACAACACATCCCTGCCTATGCAACGTGGGTGGTGATGATAGACGCAAATTGCGACTTCAAGGGAGCAACAGGCGCAAACATAACCCACTACTCTACACGCACGGGAGATATGGGCAACCCCCTACGCAATGAGTTCCTTGAATTGTATGCTGACTCCTTTACCAAAGAGGATTGGGTTTACTATTTGGATGATGACAATATCTTGCACCCAAAGTTCCTTGAGGAGTGGAACAACCTAAACGGACTTGACTGCTCAATCGTAACGTGGGGGCAAGCAGGTAGGCTACGCCCTACCGACCAACCAAGAGTCGGCAACATAGATACCGCTTGCTATATGTTTAAGCCATACGACCTGCCCAACCTACGCTTTGAGATGGCCTATGAGGCAGACGGCATCTTTGCCCAAGCAGCATCCGAGCAAGGAACACTTATCTGCGTAGAGCAGTACCTTTGTTATTACAACGCACTAAAATGAAAACGAGCAAACAAATAGACGGGTGGTTTAACCACCAAGCAGCATACGACTACCTCCTTGATAATATGCCCGAAGACGGCACGTTCGTAGAGTTGGGGGCTTGGCTCGGTAAGTCATCAGCTTACCTATGCGACAAAGCAACATCCCAAAACATCACAATCATTGATTCTTGGAAGGGTTCACCAAACGAACTAACCACCACCCACAAGCTCGCAACGGAGGTAGACATATACAAGCTCTTTGTGGAGAATATGGGAACCCGTAAGTACAAGGCCATAAGAGCAACATCCAAAGTAGCATCAAAGAAGTTTGCCAACGAATCGTTAGACGTGGTATTCATAGACCTCACCCATACCTATGAGGCGGTAAAGGAGGACATCAAGCTATGGCTCCCCAAAGTAAAGAAGGGAGGCTTCATCGCAGGAGATGACTACCACGAACATTGGAAGGGTGTAATCCAAGCCGTTGATGAACTGCTGCCCCGTGCTACGTTCATTGATGACTGTTGGATTTACCAAAAGTGAAGAACCACACAAAGGTCTACCTTAAAGGGATGGGCTACTCCACAACCGACTTCATCCCCTGCGAGGTATGTCAAGGCAAAGCCGTAGACATCCACCACATAGAACCAAGAGGAATGGGTGGAAGCAAAATTGCTGATACCATAGAAAACCTGATGGCATTATGCAGGTCTTGCCACCACGAGGCTGACTTCGGAACTAAACTAAAGAAGGACTACCTTTACGAAGTTCACAACCACCATTTATCAAAAAGAGTTATTTAGTTATGCAAAGAGCAACAATCGGTACAATTATACCAAACCCAAAAAATCCAAGAATCATAAAGGATGACAAGTTCAAGAAGCTTGTAAAGTCCATACAGGAGTTCCCACAGATGCTTGAGTTGCGTCCAATCGTGGTAGATAGCAATATGGTAGTGCTTGGAGGTAATATGCGCTTAAAGGCGTGTATTGCGGCAGGACTTAAAGAGGTGCCTATTATCGTTGCCGATCAACTAACCGATGCGCAGAAGGATGAGTTTATCATTAAAGACAACGTAGGCTTCGGAGAATGGGATTGGGACTTGCTTGCTAATGAGTGGGAGCCTGATGCTCTTACTAATTGGGGATTGGACTTGCCTACAAGTTGGGGAAATGAAGATATAATAATGGATTCTAAAGATGTAGATAGTAGCCAACTAATGGCAATAGTAATTGTTGCTTATGAAAATGTAGAAGATTTAGATAAAATAACTTCTTTATATGAATTAAGTAGTACAGATATAACTGAAAGCATTAAAGGTCAAATAGGAACTCAAAGAAAGATGTATGTCTTTAAAAAGTAAAAAACTCGTTGCAATACTTGGTGGTAGACCATATATTGATAACATTACATTACGAAGATTTCTTATCCCACCTGTTAGAGAAAGGCTAAAAAAAGAAGGGATTGATTTTATCATCGCAACAAACAATCCCAATGCCGCAAAGGATTTTAGAAAAATCAAAGATATAGTCACTATAGAGACAAGTGAAGCTTTGCACAATGAGTTTGTATTAAGACAAAGAGAAACCAAAACTAATCTTGGTGCTGAAACAAGAGAGACCATAAATCAATATGCTATTGAAAACAATTATGATTATGCTCTGCATTTAGATGATAACATTACTCAATTGTTTTATCAAATAAATAAAAAAAATATCAGTGTAAAGAAAAATAAACCACAAGCATTTTTTGATTTAATAAAATTATTGTTTTTTATAGCTGAAAATTCAAATACAGGGGCAGTTGGTTTTGAGATGGCAGCATATCCAAGTTTAGAGACAATAAAAATTACTGCAGGATTCCCATATAGTTTTTTTGTTCATCGTGTAGACAAGAATTTTCAATTTGAGAATTCAACAGAAGATGACATACTTATGAGCATCTATAATGGCATAAATAAAAAACCAAGTTGTGTTGTTAGAAATGCCTTGCGATATGGCAAGACAGGTAAAAAAACATCAATGGATGGGAATCGTAAAATCTATAATGCTATGCTGAAGGATAATAAAAGAGGTGAGTATGCCGAAAGTATGTATCCAAATATCTACACAAGAAAAGTCAGCTATATGGTAAAATCAAGTACAATTCAAAAAGAACCATTTTTACAACATAAACATAAACTTAAAAAGCCAAAGGAGTGGGATACTGATTTAATATTAAACAATAACGTAGTATCTGAAATTAAAAAAACCATAGAACAAATTAAAAAAAGAGAATCTAATGACGAATAACATTGTTGTAGGTGCAGGATTATCAGGCGCCACTTTAGCGAGAAAATTAGCTGATGATGGACACAATGTGTTGGTTATAGATAAGAGAAACCATATAGGGGGCAATGTTTATGATTACATTGATGAAAAAACTAATATAAGATTAAGTAAGTATGGCGCACATATCTTTCACACATCTAACGAAGACGTTTGGGAGTTTGTCAATAGATTCTCTGAATGGTTACCTTATGAACATCGTGTCTTATCATTTGTTAACGATAAATTTGTTCCTGTTCCTGTAAATATTACCACTGTAAATGTGTTATTTAATTTAAACATAAAGAATGAAGACGAAATGAAGGAATGGCTCTATAATAATCAAATAAAGGGAGATGTAAAAAATTCTAAAGATGCCGCTTTATCTCGTGTGGGTAAGGAATTATACGAATTAATGTTTGAAAACTATACAAAGAAACAATGGGATGTAGACCCAATAGAGTTAGATGCATCAGTTTTAGAACGAATACCTGTTAGGGAAAACTTTAACGACAAATACTTTTCAGACAAATATGAGGCATTACCAAAAAATGGTTATACTGAATTTGTAAAAAATATGTTAGACCACAAAAACATTGAAGTACGACTCAACGAAGAATACGATAATAAACACCACAAATCTAATAGGCTCTTTTTTACAGGCAAAATAGATTCTTATTTTTCAGATAGGTTTGGCAAATTAGAATACAGGTCATTAGAATTTGACTATGAAACACACGAAGTAAAGAATTATCAACCTTCTGCAGTGGTTAACTATCCTTCGCTTAAATATCCATACACGAGAAAAATAGATTACAAAAAATTCTATGGCACCGAATCTGATTATAGTATAATAGCAAAAGAATATAGCACCAATAATGGTGAGGAGTATTATCCAATGCCTACAAGTAAGAACAAAGAGATTTATTCAAAATACCAAAAAGCAGCAAAAGAATTAGAAAAGAAAAATATTTATTTTATAGGAAGGTTGGCTGAATATAAATATTTTAATATGGACCAAGCAATTCATAGTGCATTGCAATTATACAATAAGTTAAAATGACAAGTAGTGACATCCATAAAAAGGCAATGCTTGATGCGTTAGAGAAATCGTTAGGAGTAGTTACGTCTGCTTGCAAGAGCGTTGACTTATCACGGCAAACACATTACCGATGGATGCAAGAGGACAAAGAATACAAAGCAGCAGTCGAAGAACTATCAGACGTAGCCATTGACTTTGCAGAGAGCCAACTGCACAAGCAGATAAAGGAGGGCAACTCCACCGCTACTATCTTTTTTCTAAAGACCAAAGGCAAGAAGCGTGGGTACATAGAGAGGCAAGAGGTAGACGTATCTTCGGGCAAGCTATTTCAAATTGAAGTGCTTGGAGAAGATTCAGACCAATAAAGTATATAACCACCTAAAGCGCAGCGACAAGAAGATAGTCGTTGAGCAGGGCGGTACTCGTAGTGGGAAGACGTACAACATCCTGCTATGGGTCATTTTCTATTATAGTACCCGAGAAACCAACAAGACCATCACGATATGTCGTAAGACGTTCCCTTCGCTTCGGGCATCGGTGATGCGTGACTTCTTCGAGATACTGCGCAACAACGACCTGTACAACGAGAGTTACCATAACAGGTCAAGCCACGAGTATTATCTGAATGGCAACCTTGTAGAGTTCATAAGCCTTGACCAACCGCAGAAAATACGAGGGCGCAAGCGCAACCTCCTGTACATTAACGAAGCCAACGAGCTGACCTTTGAGGATTGGCAGCAGCTAATAATGCGAACCGAAGACAGGGCAATCCTTGACTACAACCCCTCCGATGCGTTCCATTGGATATACGATAAGGTGGTGACCCGTGATGACTGCGAGTTCCATCAGACCACCTACCTTGACAACCCGTTCCTTGATAGCAGCATCCGAAATGAAATAGAACGCTTGCGTGATACCGATAGCGACTATTGGAGAATCTACGGACTCGGAGAACGTGGTATGAGCCGAGCCACCATCTTCCAATACGGGCAGGCAGAGATACCAACGGATGCCACGCTCCTATGTCACGGGATGGACTTCGGGTACACGAATGACCCAACCGCACTTGTGGCAGTTTACAAGTCGGGGGACAATCTTTATGTGGATGAGCTTATCTACCGCACGGGTATGACCAACCCCGACATCAGTAACGTATTGAAGTCCCTAAACCTTGATAGGCGCACAGAGGTGTTTGCTGACTCTGCTGAACCTAAAAGCATCGAGGAGCTGCATCGTATGGGATGGAACGTGAAACCCACGCAGAAGGGCGCAGATAGCGTTATCGTGGGTATTGATGTGCTGAAGCGGCACAAGCTATTCGTTACCCCACGAAGCAGCAACCTAATCAAAGAATTGCAAAACTACAAATGGGTAGAAGATAAGAACGGCAACCTGCTCAACAAACCGATTGATGCATTCAACCACGCCATAGATGCGCTTCGCTATGCAACCTACAACAAACTAAGCAGACCTAACTTTGGCAGGTATGCCATACGCTAAAACTAAAAGGTTATTTTAATAATGGAACTAAAGGTAATTGTACCCACCTCCCTGTCGGAGATAACTCTTGACCAATACCAACGCTTTGCGAGGCTTGAGGGCGATGAGGAGTTTTTGACCCACAAGATGCTTGAGATATTCTGCGGAGTGCCTCTTGCCAATCTTCCAAACGTACGCATCAAAGATGTGAGCCATATCAGCAAGCACATTAGTGCGATGATAAACGAGAAGCCAAGCCTCACGCCAACCTTCACGATGGGGGACACGAAGTACGGGTTTATCCCTGAACTTGACAATATCACCTATGGTGAGTTCGTTGACCTTGATGGCTACCTGCAAGACGTACAAGACCTGCACAAAGCGATGGCGGTATTGTATCGCCCTATCACAAGCGAGGTCAAGCATCGGTATCTGATAGAGCCGTATGAGGGCGCAGGCAAGTATGCCGAGCAGATGAAGCAAGCCCCGATGAGTGTTGCTATGGGCGCAACGCTTTTTTTTTGGCATTTAGGGAACGAGTTACTGCAAGCTATGCTGACCTCTTTGGAGGCGAAGAATCAAACGAATACTCCAAGCAAGGGCAGTTCTCTAAACGATGGGGATGGTATGCAACAATCTATCAACTTGCTAAAGGAGACATTAGGCAGTTTGCAGAAATTACACAACTACAACTCCACGAGTGCCTACACTTCCTCACCTTTGAAAAGCAAAAGCAAGAGGTTGAAAACGACCTAATAAAAAAGTCAATAAAATGAGACAGTTCTACGACATCACCACCAAACTAAAAGATACGCTTGAGGCCAATAGCCAAGTCAACGTGGTAACCACAGGGGATATTTTTGACATAGACCTAAACAAGCAGACCATCTTCCCCTTGTCGCATATCATCATCAACCAAGCAACATTCGAGGGACAGATAGTTCGCATGAACGTGAGCATTGTTTGTATGGACTTGGTAGATGAGACCAAAGAGAACCCACGCTTGCAGGCAGAGCCGTTCTACGGCACGAGCAACGAGCAGAATATCTTGAACACCCAACTCGCAGTAATCAACGATGTGGTGACAGAACTGCGCAGGGGTACTCTGTACACCGACCTTTATCAGTTGGATGGCACCGCATCTTGCGTTCCCTTTAGCGAGAGGTTTGAGAACCTGCTTGCAGGGTGGACTGCTACGTTTGACGTGCTGCTTGCAAACACCGAGATAAGCATCTGCTAAGATGGCACGGGAGGACTTGATTGCTGCGGTACTTATTAAGTTTGGCAAATATGTCATTCAACAGGCGAGGAGTAATCTCACCAAAGGCAAGCACAACTTTAACAAGACCCTTTACAATTCACTTCGGTATAGCGTGTACTACTCAAATGATAAGTTCTCAATGAGTTTCTTTATGGAGGATTATGGTGAGTTCCAAGACAAGGGAGTAAAGGGAGCAGGGGGCACGAGAAAGAGTACAAGCGCATTCAACAGGAGAAACAACAAGGGCAAGATATGGAGGCAGAAAGCACCCAACAGTCCATTTGCCTACAAGGACAAGAAGCCTCCTGTATCTGCATTCAAGGCTTGGGCAGAGAGCAAGGGGCTGAATCCGTTTGCAGTCCGTGAGTCCGTATTTCGGCAGGGTATCACTCCAACTAAGTTCTTTAGCACTCCATTTAATATCGCAATCAATAAGCTGCCACCCGAAATTGCTAACGCAATAAAAAATAGTTTCTAAAAAATGAGTACACCTGTATTATCCACACCGAGCAGCCTTGCTATGGCAAGAAGCCCGCAGTTCGTAACGGGCAAGAACAACGCACTTTCAAACGATTCGCTTGATGCGATGACTTTGGGAGTAGCTATTTATTCAGGCTTAAAATCAGCATCCGTAACGAACAACTACAACCTGACCAAAAACTACTCAATCAACGAGGTAATCAATTTTGAAATCAGCGACCTTGTACGCTCGGAGTTCAACCACGACTTCAGCGTATGGAATGACATAGGCTACACGCAAAGCCCCCCTGCGGAGGTATTGTGGGTTCGCCCTACGGGCAGTTGGACTTACTCTAACGCAGGAACCGCCCCCGAAACATTTCCTTTCGCAACAGGCGTAACCTTCGCCTACATAACTACCGATGGATGGGCTACCCGTGATAACATAGCCCCTGTTGCGGTATCGCAGGCCGTGCTTGCAACGAGCAGAGATAGGCAGGTGCTTATCGGTAACTACGAATCCCTTGCGATTAACAACAGCGTAGCAAACGACTTGAGTGAGATTGAGATTGTTTGGAACAATGGCGATGGCGATGGCTTCTACACAACTGTTAGTAGTTTATCGCCTCCCGACCCAACAACCAACAACTCACAAAACCTTGTGATTTACGCAGGAGTCGGCCCCGCAAACCTTGAGAACAATCCCTACATAGATAACACCATTAAGCCCTCTACTCACGAAGCAGGGGACTACTACGATGTCATTCTAAAAGATTCAGGTGGCGATACAATTACATCAGTACGCTACTATCTAATCTGCGAACCCAAGTACGACCCTGTGCAGGTGGCGTTCATCAATCGCTTTGGCGTTGCTGACTTCATCACGTTCTTCAAGCGCAGCGATGAGCGTGGTAACTTCACGCAGGACTCCTACCAAAAGAGCATCTACAACGATGGCTTTACCACCCCGTCTTTGGAGATAGGCAAGTATCAATCCTTCAATGTCAACTCTCGCAACACCCTAACTCTAAACACAGGGTTCGTTGACCAAGACTACGATGAAACGATTGAGGACATTCTGATGAGCGAGTATGTCGCGGTTTATACCAATAGTAATTGGGTGAGTGTAGTTCCTAATCGTGGAACCATAGAATACCAAAAGAGCGTGAATACAAAGCTTATCAATTACACAATGTCCTTTGACTTCGGATTTGATGAGCGCAGTTTGGTACGATGAACAAGGTTGATATTTACGTCAATGGCTTCCGCCTTGACATTTTTGACGATGAGGAGATTAGCATCAACTTATCGGTGCAGAACGTGCAGGACATCTCAAAGGTGTTCACGGACTTTACGCAGGGATTTACCATTCCTGCAAGCCCACGAAACAACGAGATACTTCAGCACTACTACAACGCTAATATCACAAGTTCCGTTATCACTACCGAGACAGGCGGCAGCCCCGTATGGAATAGCATAGGCATCACTTGGAATACCTTTAACACGGTTTGGAACGCAGGCGCAACAAGCACGAGCGTTGCCAATACGTTTGATGGAAGGCTACGACAGGAAGCAAGAATTGAAATAAACTCCTTACCCTTCCGCACAGGGGTTATTGAGGTAGAGAACGTGCAGCTCAAAGGCACAGAGCCGTATGCTTACACGCTGACATTCTATGGGGATGTGGTAACGCTTACTGATTTGTTTGGCGAGGACTATTTGTACGACCTTAACTTCAGCGCATACAACCACCAATACTCCGATACTGCGGTATTTGATAGGCTGACTACCGACACCTATGCTCCGTTGTTTTATCCGCTTTGCAGTCCTGTAAAGAATTGGTTTTATGATTCAGACAATAGCAATCACAATGATAGCAACATCAGCTTTCACAATGCTAACGAGCAACACGGCATACACTACTACGAGTTAAAGCCTGCGCTAAAGGTAACGGCTATCCTTGATGCGATGGAAGCAAAATACGGCATCACGTTTACAGGAGCGTTCTTGGCTGCTACTCCGTTTGTTGATTTGTCGCTATGGCTGCACCGCTTTGAGGGGTATCTATTTGCAGCAGGCAATGATATTGCTTATCAGTTAATAAATATGAATCGCAACACAGGAAGCGGTTCGCAGTTTAATTTAAGTACAGACACTTGGACTGTTCCTGACGATGCGCCATACGACTTACAAATCACGATTGCAAACGCATCGGAAAACTATGAGATTGGTGTATTCTCAAACGGAGCCTTTGAGGCATCACTTCTTCAGAATGCTCATCCCGCATCATCGCTTACATTAACGATACCGAGTCTGATATTTAATACAGGCGCACAAGTGCAGTTGTTTATCCGACCCCAAGCGGCTACGTCAATGACGTATCAGGTTACTGACTACTCAGGGATTGATTCTATAACTGCTACGAGCGAGTTCTCTGTAGACCAAACCTTATCTGCCTCCTACTCCTTTCAGTTGGTGGTGCAAGACATAATGCCCGAGATTAAGGTCAAAGACTTCTTGGCAGGGATTCTGAAAATGTACAATATGGTAATCGTGCCGACTACATCTACGAGCTTCTTGCTTCAGCCATTGGAAGATTGGTACGCAGCAGGAAGCGACAAAGACTACCAAGAGTATTTAGACATCACCGAGTACGTGGTAAACCGCCCACCCCTATACAGGGAGATTGAATTTAAGTACCAAGAGACAGAGCAGATACTTGGATTCCAATACTTACAGACAAACAATGTAGGCTTTGGTGATTTGAATGTTGACTTCACCTTTGATGGGGAGCAGTTCCTAATTGAAGTTCCATTTGAATGCCCATTGTTTGAGAGGCTGACCGACCAAGATACAAGCGCACTTACCAACGTACTCGTGTACAAAAGCATCACAAGCGAAGCAAACGAGGATGGTACGTTCAACCCATACTTGGGTGCGCCTATCTTATTTTACGGCTACTTTAATGACTACGACTTGTCGGATAACTCGGTGGCATTTGTAAATGCTGATAATGACACAAGCGAGGAGGTCATCGTTGCGTGGTATGCTAATACGTCAAACCGCTATCAAAGTGCAGGAGCATCACACGCTATCACGTTTGGCGCAGACATAGACCCCTTTCACCTGCAATCGGTAAACCGCAGCCTGTACAACAACGAGTGGAGTAACTACATCACCGACCTATACGCGAAAGCAAGAAGGGTGTACAACGTAGATGCGGTGTTGCCCATCGGTAAGATTATCACGCTGAACCTTCAGAATGCAATCATTTGGAACAACACCAAGTACATCATAAACAACGTGAGTCTAAATATGACTACAGGCAAAGCATCATTTGAACTCCTCAACGTAGTATGAAGACAGGATATTTAAGTTATTTAATTGAAATACTAAACTCGGATGAGTGGCTTGGAGCAGGTGATTGCGTTGAAATCGCCAAAGGCAAGAACAAACTACCTGAAGGATGGAAAGA